GACCAAGAGTTATCCTACAAACAATCCCGTTCAAAGTGGGTATGTCATGCGATAAAAGAGAAACTCGAACAAGAGTTTGACTATGATAGTTTGTCAACTAGATTTTTAATTAGAGAACTACAGCTGAGAAAGATTATTTCAACTGAACTCCTTACATCGCTAATGATGCGAGTTGAGGAAATTGAAGAACTACAATAAGATATAGCAGTCTTTCACACCAAACGATACGTTCGTTCTGTTCTTTGTCTATTGGGGCTATTGCTTCCACTTCTTTTCCATCCTTTTCAATAGTTTAAGGATTTCTTCTAGCAAATGTTCTGTGTGACTCATTTCACTCACCTATTTTATTCAGAGATTGGGATGTCTCTTTTATTTTGAACATGATTTCCTCTCTAGACGTTATCTCAAATTCTTCAATAGTTATGTTGTAATATGCAATTTTGTTCACTGGATAAAACAAACTAAGATGATTAGTTGCTACATGGTCAACTCTTAATGAATATGGATTTCCTGCACCCCACTCTTGATTATATGTACCAATCAATGAATTATCGAAAGGTTGGCGGTTTGCGGACCATACACCGAACTCGACAGCGTCAAAGAATGATTCTGGACGTACAGACATTAACGCCCAATTTACTGGCCGATTAGCACCTGCAACTACTGCTGGCCCTAATTGTTTGATATCTACAATCTTCCAGGCAAAGTTTTCCCGGTCATCTTCGAAAATAGTAGTTAATCGATAATCTCCCTGTGCTATTGATTTGGGAGGAACAAGACTGGTAATGTCATTAGACAGTGTCAATCGTCGTCCTGTGCTCTTCATTTCTTCACCGCCTTATGTGCTGCTCTTACTGCAAGCTTGAAACCGCCTTTTTTCCAAGTGCCGTTTTTATTTTTGTACCGTTTTGATACAGTTTTGAATGCTTTACTGTACTTACGAGCATACGCAGTCTTGCGTTTTTTTGGTTTTTGTTTAAGCTCTGTTGTAGCTAATTCAGTACCTGAAGATTCTCGCTCACTAGAAATGAGTCGGCGTAACGCCATATACTCATCAACAGTTAGCATCATGTCCCTAGACAAGTGTATCAACCTCAAGCGCCTTGTTGTGATAATGCTAGAGCCATTGCTGCTGCTTCGGACATCTTCTCTACAGTGCACTCCATGGTTACGCTAATGTAGACGTCGGTTGTAAAGGCTGCATCTGCACGACCGCCTAGGAACATGCTATCGACTGCAATCAAATAACCGTTAGTCCAGTGTTGAGGTGCTACGTCTAGGTCATGTGAAACATATTGTGGAGGGCCAGCACTGCTAGCGTTGTTATCTGCAACTAGTGTACCAGTTGAAACAATTGCTCTGTTAGAAGGTAGAACCATACCAGTTTGACTTTGGGTCAATAGTTGAAATTGTGCCGCTCCACCGTCATTCGCGCCAACTGTTACTGTGGTGCCGTCTGCTTCGGTGTAGGAAACAGCGATATTGTGAATTCTCAATACTGATTTCCCTAGGGCATCAACATATGCACCAAGGTCTAAGGGTGTTTCTTGATAGGTACCAAGGTTCTCTGCGTTCAAAGTCTGTCTGAGGAAAAAGGAATCACTTCTAGCCATACCCTTTCATGATAGGAGGAAGTATATAGTAATTGACCAACACTCGTCGCTATACGCCTATGCTCTGCGCTAGGGATTTCCACTGGAAAACGCAACACCTAGCGGCAAAAATAGATTTATTCTACATTCATTATCAATGAAACTATATATTATCGCCAAGTAGGACGTACATGGACTGCACAGATTTGGACAAAATCGTAGACAAATTGCTAGTATTTAGGGGAAGAATCCCCAAAAGGGGCGACATCCCTATGACCGAATATCATATTGAGGCTAATTTAGTCTTAATTAGTTGGATTGATGACTTAATTCAGCATATAGATTTGTACGGGAGTCTTGATTTAGTATGATGGTTCAATGTCCAAGGTGCAATTCCATCCACAAATATGTAAGGGGACACGGTAAGCAAATGCGTTGTAACGTTTGCTCAAGGTCTTTAACGTTAAGGCATGAGGTGACACAATGAAGCAATTACAAGATGCAGCATCATGGTGCCCTCATTGTGATTCAAGATTGACCATTTTAGTCACACAACCATACCGTGATGATACTTATCGAGTAGAATTTCATTGCCGCCAATACTACAAAGACTGTCCTCAAGCAGGAATTGTTATGTTGATGGAGGTTAAATCATGAGTCGCCCTCGTTCTACAGACCCAAGCGTTGCACTGTCGATCGCGGTGCCTCAGTCTTTGAAGACACGGCTTGACCAAGAGTTATCCTACAAACAATCCCGTTCAAAGTGGGTATGTCATGCGATAAAAGAGAAACTCGAACAAGAGTTTGACTATGATAGTTTGTCAACTAGATTTTTAATTAGAGAACTACAG